GGCTTCGCCAGAACTGGTCTCGCGGAGCGAGACTGAGCCGAGCCGAGCCGAGCCGGGAACGACAAAACCCCGCCCCGGCTTGCGCCGGGGCAGGGTGGGCGTAGCGTATTAAGTAATACGCTGACCGATTAGGCCTTGCGGGGGACTACGCGGCCCTCGGTGACGGGATTGCGTACCGATTTGACCAGAGCATCCAGACCGTTCAGCAGCACCAGAGCCTTGTCGAATTGGCCGCGCTCAGTCAAAGTGCAGAAAGCCGCGTCAACCAGCGCAAGGATTGCGGTAGGATCCGGATCCTTTTCGACCTTTTCTTCGACCTCGGCGTCGATAGCCTCCGGGATCAGCATTGTCACATTCTGACGGTACGCAATCCGGACATAAGTCTGCGCGGCTTTGCGAATCAGGGTTTCGAGCGGCCCGAAAGCCTTTGCAGTTTTCTTATCGGCTGACCAGATACTAACGTCGAACCCCGACAAGTCTTCGATCTCCCCGTCAATCTCGCGAGGTGCGTCGAAGTAAGCCTCGGCAAAGATACGCCGGGCCGAACCGCTAAACTCTTTCCAATCATCGGTATCGGTAACAGCCTTGATCTCGGCTGTGGTTGGATGCTCAGGAAAGAGTTTGGGGATATCGGCGCGAAGATTGGCGAAAGCCTGAGCCTGAGTCACGCCGCCTTTGGCGACCGTGCGGAGATTGTCGAGGCTATCAACTAGAACTAGATTGGTGATCATTTTGCTACCCTATCGAACCGGGGGTAGTTAGCGATATTGCTGCCCGGTTCACTTAATTAGACCAAGCGGGTTCGCAGTAGTTCCGTGATTTTTTAAAATATTTAGTGGTATTTTCGCCACCGTATTAATTAATACGCTACCCGGCCCGGCTCAGCCGAACGGAATCGGCCAGACCAAGACCCCACCCTACCCCGACCCCCCTGCTCTACAAGAAGGTCCCCCTATCACCCCTCTACACTTAAACTTTCATAAACGACACCACTCATTTCAAAAGCCGGCTTTGGAAAGCCACCTCTATCCGCATCATCAATTACGTTCTATACCACGCTATCAATTCGCGTTAGCCGGCTAGCGCGACGACCCCCTCCCCTCATCATTATTTACATTTCTATACAACGCTGACCCCACCCCCTCGCCTATAAAACCCCCCCGGTTGTGTTTTTGGTTCCATACTGTTTTACTTCATATATATTGTGTGGTGATGTAACTGAAGGGAACTTAGTGCGTTAAAGCAATGCAAGAGATCCTAATACCTGAGATAGATGAGAACATTCCGCTTCCCGCGAACGCGGTGGAAGCCTTGCCCGAACTCAGCCCCGAGGCTGAGATCGAAATGCGGGCGAGAACTATTAAGCTCATCTCGGATTTAACCGGCACCCCGCTGTGCCCTGACGAAGAAGACATTGCTGTAGCGAAGGAAATTGCTACCGCGCACCTTGCCAATCCAAAGAATCGGGTCGATTACAGTAAGTACCCGAATGAAACCCTTGCCTACCTTGCTGGTCTAGTTGCCCAAAGCAACTGCATGATCGTGGATGACCTGTCTGAGTTGAAGTTGTATGTGGTAAATAAGCTGGTTTACGAGGTAGAACACGCCGATAGCAGCAAAACCCGCATCCAAGCCCTGTCTAAACTGGGCGAAGTAGAGGGTGTGGATGCCTTTAAGAAGCGTAGTGAGGTCACGCACATCATTAAGCCGATTGAAGAGGTCGAGAAAGAACTGCTAAACGTGCTAGAAGGCATTGAATACCGGGTCGTAGATGAGAAAAACGAAGTAGAAAATGGCCTTAACGGCTAGAAAATTTACCGTAGAAGAGCGGTTGAGCCACTGCGACGGCTGTGAGCACAACAAAATGGGGATTTGTAAGCGTTGCGGCTGCATTATTCAGGCTAAAGCACGCCTCTCTAACCAGCGTTGCCCCATCGGACTGTGGGGGCCAGAGTCACAGGGTCTAAAATCTCTCATTAACGACTAAAATCGTGCAGATAACCCAAGAAAATATTAAAAAACTGCGTCTAGCCTTACCGACGCTGCCCGATAAAGAGAAACGGCGCGTTGCCGAGCTATTAAAGACGTACCAGAACCGGATGACGCAGCGTCTGGGCAAAGATTCCTTCTTAGATTTCATCCATCACGTATATCCCGGCTATAAAGTAGGCCCACATCATCGCAAACTTGCCAAAATCTTTGAAGACATAACCGAAGGCAGAAAGAAAAGAGTCATCGTCAACATCGCTCCGCGTCATGGCAAGTCGGAGATGATCAGTTACCTCGCTCCGGCGTGGTTTCTAGGGAAATTCCCGCATAAAAAGGTGATTATGGCCTCACACACCGCTGATTTGGCGGTCAATTTTGGTAGGCGTGTCAGAAATTTAGTGGGGAGTGATCTGTACCGTGACATCTTTTCAAACGTGGAACTTCAAGCAGACAGTAAGTCAGCCTCTCGTTGGGGAACCAACTTTAATGGAGAGTACTTCGCGATTGGAGTTGGCGGCGCTCTCGCTGGTCGCGGTGCTGATTTATTTATTATTGACGATCCTCACTCGGAACAAGACGCGAAACAAGGCAGGCCGGACGTATTCGACCCGGCGTGGGAGTGGTTCCAGTCAGGCCCGGTCCAGAGGTTGATGCCGGGTGGTGCCATCATCGTCGTGATGACCCGGTGGAGTAAGCAGGATCTGACCGGCAAGATCATCGACCACATGATTAAGGAAGACGGGGCAGATGAGTGGGAAGTGGTGGAGTTCCCTGCCATTTTAAACGATGCCCCCCTCTGGCCCGAGTTTTGGAGTATTGATGAGTTGCTGGCTAAAAAGGCCAGCATGGACGTTCGGTACTGGCAGGCCCAGTACATGCAGGAGCCGACCTCGGAAGAAGGGGCGCTCATTAAACGAGAGTGGTGGCAGGTCTGGGAGAAAGAAAATCCCCCGATGTGTGAGCACATTATTATGTCGCTTGACGCTGCCCAAGAGAAAACAAACCGGTCTGACTACAACGCGCTATTAACGTGGGGCGTGTTTAAAGATGAGCAGACCCAGAACTACAACATTATTCTCCTGAACGCGATTAAGGAGCGGCTGGAGTTTCCAGAATTAAAAAACCTTGTGCTTGAGCAGTATAAGGAGTGGAACCCGGACACATTTATCGTTGAGAAGAAATCCAACGGTGCGGCGCTTTATCAAGAGATGCGCCGTATGGGTGTGCCGATTGGAGAGTTCACGCCCGGTAAAGGGCAGGACAAGATCAGCCGGGTGAATGCGGTTACGGACCTTTTTTCTTCAGGTATTGTATGGGTGCCTGACCGACGCTGGGCTTGGGAAGTGGTGGAGGAGTGCAATGATTTCCCCGCTGGCACCCATGATGACTTGGTGGACGCCACCACTTTGGCCCTTCTTCGGTTCAGACAGGGCGGGTTTGTCAGGCTCCCAACGGATGAGCCGATACCTACAAAGTGGTTCAAAAGCCGCAAAGCGGCAGGATTTTATTAGGAGAATTTAAATGGCCGTCGATAAAAGTCTGATGGAGGCTCCCCAAGGTATCGCGGTCATTGCCGCTGAGATGGAGCCGATTGAAATTGAGATTGAATTGCCCTCCGATGAGGACGGCATGGTGGTTGAGATGTCGAAGGGCGAGTCTCGCTCAGAAGACTTTGACGACAACCTCGCTGAGTACATTGGTGAGAACGAGTTGCAGTCTCTGTCGATGGAGTTGCTGGGTCAGTACGAGCAAGACCTCTCAAGCCGCAAAGATTGGCTGGATACCTACGTCAAAGGTCTGAAGATCCTAGGTATTCGGTACGAAGAACGTACTGAGCCGTGGCCGGGTGCGTGTGGTGTGTTCCACCCGCTTTTGATGGAGTCGGCCGTCAAGTTCCAGTCTGAGACTATTATGGAAACCTTCCCCGCAATGGGGCCGGTCAAGACGAAGATTATCGGTAAGGAGACGGCAGAGAAGAAAGACGCTGCCATTCGTGTCGCGGATGACATGAACTATCAATTGACTGAGGTGATGAAGGAGTACCGCCCGGAGCACGAGCGGATGCTCTTGAGCATGGCCTTGGCAGGTAATGCCTTCAAGAAGGTGTACTTTGACCCGTCACTTAATCGCCAGACTGCGGTCTATATCCCAGCCGAAGACATCATCGTGCCCTATGGCGCGGCAAATCTAGAGACGGCGGATCGTGTTACGCACCGGATGCGTAAGACGAAGAATGAAGTCATCAAGCTTCAGTACGCAGGGTTTTATCGTGATGTGGACTTGGGTGATCCGGTTCGCACAATGGACGAGGTGGAGAAGCAAAAAGCCGAGGATCAAGGCTTTTCGGCGTCGATGGACGACCGGTTTCAGCTTCTGGAGATGCACATAAACATTGATCTGGAAGGTTATCCAGATGTCGATGACGATAATAATGAAACAGGAATTGCGTTGCCGTACGTGGTAACGCTGGAGAAAGGTACAGGGACTATCCTAGCGATCAGAAGGAATTGGAGAGAAGAAGATGAACTCAAAACGAAGCGACAGCACTTCGTCCACTATGGGTACATACCGGGATTTGGATTTTACTACTT